TTGAAAATCAGCACTTAAAGAATTGTATTGATTACGGAAGTTCTGCAACTCTTGATCAAGTTGCTGTTCCGCTTTTTGCAATTCAGCCTGAAGTTCACCATCAGCTTGTTTAAGTAAGGTTTCCATCTGTTGCTTTAACTTTTCAAGGTCTGCAATGTAAGTTGTATTATCAGCAGTAGCTCTTAATCCATTTTCGACGCGGATGTTAAAGTTACCAGTTGAATCTACTAATCCAGAATTATCGTTAATTTCAAACCAAGCAATACCAGATGCAGAGTGTACTTGGCTCTGCAAAGTATAACGTACAAATCCAGCTGTCGCATTTTCGATTTGAACATTGGGATCTGAAACAAACTTATCTCCGTCTTTATTTTCCATGAAAGTTACAGTCTTATTTTCCAAATTATAAGGTTGTCCTTCATGGTTTAATAAATAAGCTTCTAAAACTTCTTTATTGCCACTGTCCCTAATCGTTATGTTCTTCACTGACGCTAGGTTTTTGTTCGTGTTCAGTTGAAGTGTTGGTTGTGTCATTTACGTTTTGACCTCCTTTCATTTGATCTCTAATTGAGATTTCATTTTGCAATTGCTCAATGGCAACTGATTGTCGGAAGTTGATTAGTTCTAAACGAGCAATTTCGTTTAAAGCCTTTGTTAAAACAGCATCATTATTCATCTATTTCACCCTCAATCTAATGAATTCTGCCACCACGCTGTTGACGAATCCAAGCTATATCAGAAGCATACAAGTACTGACTACCTAGTCTTAATATTGCCCAATCCTTATCCCAATCAAGAGCAATGTTTTCTTTACCGCTACTAGTATATGAAAAACCATGAGAGCCTGACATAACCGCAGTTGCACCATCAGCTCCAATTGATCGAAGATAGGAATTTCCATCTACTGTAATACCTTCAAGTTTAATCCCCGTAATGGTTCCACCTGTAATTCTTTCAGCAACTAATCGTCCTTGACTATCAATAGCTGTTCTAGGTACTCCATCTCTACCAACATATTCCAAGCCATCGGAATTAAACCTCATGTATCCTCCAGACTTACTTTGGGCTCTAAGTTCTGTTGGATTTTGCCAATTAGGATAAGCAGTAATAATGCCACCGCCACCACTAGCAATCCAATTATGAACGTCTGAAACAGTTGTATTAATAGACGTAACCATGTCTTTAAGCTGATTCATGTTGTCTCTAACGACTTGTCTATCCATCCCCAATTCATCAGAAAGTTTAATCATTGCTGCATCTTGGTCAGCATTTTTAAGTTCCATTGCTTGTTTCATTTCACCAAACAAATGAGTGGCTCGCTTTTCCGATTCAGCTTTGCCACTATCAACCATATTTTGAATATAGTTGCCTAGCAGGTGTTCAGGAGCAACGGGCAATTGGCCTAATGTGATTGATGTAAACTCATTAGCTAACGCATCCCATGTGACAGAATTAACTTCGGCCACATCCATGATGTCTAATTTTTCATAATGAATTTTCACTAAATCATATAAGTCAACCTCATTACATACTTGCTGATAGGTAATAGTAAATGAATTAGTAGGATAGCCAATACGATATTGCTTCATGTATGTGGAAGCAAGCATTCTAAGCTTATTGATATCTTTTTCTACCCCGTAACTTGAAAAGTCAACTGGTTTAATACGTAATTGCTCATTACCACTAGTAAACGGCGAACGCATTACAAGTTCTGGAAGCATGATAGTTTCTTCTTGTGCTTTAATCTCAACAGCAGTCCCACTGTCATCTTGACCAGGTGGAACGTCTGTATCACCTGAAAAGCTGAAAAATGAGGAATCCACCCATTGGTTAGTTCCAATCTCATACCAGACACGATCTTGGTTTTGAGCTTGGGCCGTAATAAGCTTTTGAGTACCAATAGTTAAGTAATCATGAGTTACTTCTGTGCCATTTGGTGCATGGTAAATTGGAACTCTACCTGTCGCACGGGCTATTTGATTACGCATACTATCCTCATCAGGAGTAACAGTACCTGTAGCTTTAAAGTCAACGTAGTCATTATTTTTAACCCAAATATACGCACTAACTTGATACCAAGTGTTATCGCTTGAATCTTTAGCAGTTTGAGTAATTTTCCATTTAGATCCAACTCCAACATTCCAGTTAACTCTATTACCAGTGCCAGGCAAACTCATTGCCACAACACCCTCATCGTCTTTATCTTTTTTAGCTTTGGTAATATTTAAAATACCAATAGTCGGAGTAGTTGCATAGTCTCCTGTTTTCTGTAAAGAAAAATATTGAGATGGCACCCATTGAGTGTTGTCATTTCCAAGACAGTACCAAACCATGCCATCATAGGCGATTGCCTTCTTATATATCTTCCAGCTACTACCATTGCTTATATATTGACCACTTTCATGGCCACCAACAAAGGGACTAGTCCATAAAGGCACCTTGCCGTTACCTGCGTATTCGATGGTACCAACACCCTTAAAATCAACTATTAATCCTTGAGTATCGTTTGTAGCATCATTAAGTCTAATTGTTCCTTTAGCCTTAATCGGATTGACAATGTACGCTCTACTCTTATCGTAAGAAAAGAAATGTTGGTCAATCCACTGGTTATTACCGATCTCATACCAGGTATCATCATTAACTGCACCGCTAGTAACAATTTTATTAACATGATAGTACGATCCGTTTTGTACTGTTCCATTTAAATGATGTCCTTTAAATGGACTATCATAAGTCAAAGCACCACCAGTACCGATATATTGAACTACACCGGAAGCATCGTAGTCTTTAATCTTGCCTTCTTTTTCTTGACTAGGATCATAAAATGAGTAAGGCATAATCGCATTATAAGTATTATCAATATTGGTATCCTGACTTAATGATTTAAGTCGTCTTCCATATTTGATTACAATACCTGTGTCACGCATCACATCAGTTTTATCAGTAAATTTTAGCCAGTAATTATCAAAATCCCACTCGCCTTGATATAGAGCCTGCATTGTATTGGTAATTGTGTCACCTTGCTGGTCTTCGCCCATTAACAAATTAGTAACAGCCTTGCCCTCTTTGAAGCTCCATCCAAGATTGGCAACCTTACGGATATTACTTGTAAACCATAGTTGAGGCATTGGATCTACAAGTGCATCTTGAATTGCATCAAAAGCCTGCGCTGGTGTCGCGTTAGCTATGCTAATATCCTTTTTAATGAGGTTGTAAGCCAAATCTCCAACAATATGATTAGCTTGAACTGAAATTGATGTTAATTCATCTCCACCGATACTGCTAATCCGAAACATTTGGTTTTGTTCTTCATCTTTAGGACCCATAGAAGTTACAATAATTCGTCCAGGTTTTAACTCTTTAGCCATCTCATCGTCTTTATCATAGCTACCAGAAAGAACGGGAATTGCATTTCTATCTCTTTGAACAGTTAAGCTTGTAAAGCCACGCAGTGGCCCTAATCCCATTGATCCTAAATCCGAAGATTTTTCCAAAAGAATAGGATTTTTCATTAAACCAATCGCCTCCAATTTGCTTTATATTCAGCTTTGCTATAATTTCCAAAAACAAAAACGCCATTATCTCCTGGATGAAACGTTGGAAAATTATTATTTGGAAAAACAGCATGCATGGCCATATTTTCGTTAAAGTTATGTCGATAAATCCATTCCTGCTCGCTATCTATGTAAATTTCATCTTCAATATTATTGAAATAATAATTATCTCCATTGACAGATAATCTGATATCTCCTTTACCAACAATGTGAAAAATTGGCTCTGCTGTTTCTACCTCTGTATTGACAATTGGTAATGCAGAATTTAATGGGATGAAATCCAACCCATCTTCTCGTTTCATATAGGGCTTACAATTAAGAGTTATTGAACCACTAGCCTCTAAGTCATTTTGTGGCTCTAAGGCAAGTGGTTGAGTTAGATATGCTTCTAATACCCATTCTCTTAAATTGCTCAAATAAAAAAGCTGATAAGTATCTCCTATTAGCCAATTATTAATATCTGCTGCTAACCGGGACCAGGTATCATAACCTGGCGGTTTTCTTACATACAGATTAATTGTTTGTGTAAAATTATTAAACCTATGATTTCGACTAAGCAAATCGCCCGAATGTCCGGGGATTGATACAGCCGAAACATCCATTGTTGGATGTGAAAGTGTAAAAGGATATTTGATTTGAATGCCGAAATCTAATGAACTATGATCGCCCATTACGAATTGCGCATATCTAATTTCTTCATTAAACGCCACTAAATCCTCTCCTCTTTCTTTCAATATCTAGCGCATTTTGCGCTCTAAATGCTGAATTTGTAGCTCTTGCAATAGTTCTACCATCAACATTAATATTAGTTATACGATCACCATTAACTAGTTCTGTCATCAAACTAATTAAAGTGTCAAACTTATCATTTAACGAATCAATTTCATCTTGAAGTACAGAGGTACCTGCACTACCCAAACCACCATTATCTGGCTCATCTTTTGCAAAGCCTGAAATGATTTGTGACAAGATTTGGTAAGCTCTTGGTCTCTTAGATAAATCAAGTGGAATAATTGCTTCTGGCTTATTGTTTTCAGAGATTTCTGCTAACTGATGAGCGTATGAAAAACCACCATTAGCATATCTACGTCCACCTGATGGTCCCCAACCACCGCCAGGAGCAATATCACTAAACCAATTGCTATCATTAAATAAAGCTAAAATTTGATCATATCCGCTTCGAATATTTCCATGTTCTCTAACAGCATATGATCTAAATGTTTCTGGAATAAATTGGAAAAGTCCAATAGCAGGGTCGCCACGTCGCATATTAATATCGTCAACTGTTTGGACGATAGTTGGGTTACCTCCTGATTCATGTTGCATATTGCTTAAAATCTTAGATAATCCTGCTGCTGTTAAATTAACATGCATAACTTTGGCTGCACGCTTGATAACTGGAATCCAACGAGTAACTCCTGCACCAGCAGGATTTGCTAGTTGACCGCCAAATTCATCAATTGCTTTCTTAAATGGTTCTTTAATCGCATTCAAGAAAGCATTAGAAATAGCAGGACCAAAGTCAGATACAAATGGACTACCGTTAAAACTAGTTGCGCCATAGAAGTATTTCTTCAATTCAGCTAATGGATTCTTATCAATAGCATCCATAATTTTCTCTGCTTTATCCGGGTCTAATGTATTATCAGTACCATCTGCGTAATGATGAATACCCATTGAAGACATCACTTTATGTGTATCTTCTCCACTTAGTACTTGTGTACCAGCAGGAGCATTAGGAATTAAAGTGTTCCGATCATTGAACATCATCCATGGCCTATGCGGGAACTTAACAAGCTCTTTCCAGTGTGGGCGTTGAGAATCATTAACAAGCATATGACCACCTGGATGTCCTCCACGTGTACCATCAGCATATCTAATGGTTCCTAACTTCTTGTCACCGCCAAATTCACCAATAACCTTGTTAACTCCACCAATACCTCGGTTCATCTTACCGATGACGTTTTGCATTGCTGAACTAGCATAACCAGGTAACTTATTAACTCCACGGTAGAACAATGTTTGGATATCATCTATCCAACTTCTCCAACCACGGTTAAATTGACGATAGAATGCATTGGCTCTACTATTTAATTGCTTAAATCCACGATAAAGTGAAGTATCAACTCTATCTAAGCCTTTAGCACTAACCGTGTGTAGATTGCTCCATAAATCTTTCCAGCTCTTATCGAAAGATGATTTGAATGAACTTAATCTAGATTTTAATGTACTTACTTGTTTACTAAATTCCTTTGAAAAGTCATAATCTTTTAATGCATTATAAGCGGTACTTGCTTCATCTTTAATTGTGCCCCCAAATGGGTATTTCTTTAAAGCAGAATTTAATGACTTTAAAGATGATGCGAATTTGTCTAATGCATTACTCTTTTTAGCAAAGGCATTCAGTAAATCACTAAATGATTTAATTCCACTATTAACTGGCTTGATGTTGTTTGCAACAGATTTTAAACCAGAAGTGAATTTCGATAACGGCTCATTAATCTTTTTAATCTTGTCACCAAGACCAAGAGACTTTTTGCCATTACCGCCAAAGGCGTCGCCCATTTCTTTAATCTGATCTGCTAGACCCTTACTGCCTTTTTTAGCATCAAATACCTTTTTCAAATCAGAAAAGCCATTAGCCATATTTTCTAATGGATTGGACTTCTTGCCGTTGCCGGTAAATGCAGAGATAGATTTATTAAAGCTATCAAGTGGCTTGTTTAAATCTTTAAAGTATCCAGATAACTTTTTAAGTGGATCATTTACTTTCTTGATTGCAGATACAAAACCACCTGTAGATTTCTTGCCACCAGAACCAGCAAAAGCTTTTGTTAAATCTTGAAGTTCCTTGACCACAGTAGTCTTAGTTTTACCGCCAGCTAATGCTTTCTTTAAGTTCTCCAAACTTTCAACCATTGCATCCAAAGGATTCTTTTGTCCTTTAGTCGTTTGAAATACCTTCATAGTTGAACTTAAAGTACTCATAGCCTTAGAAAAGTTCTTCATTGGAGAGGACATTTTCTCCAAATCACTAGCAATCTTTTTAAGCGGCGTCTCTATCTTAGTTAAAAGATTATCAAGCTTACTATCTTTGAGACTCTTAACTAACTTATCAATTAAGTTTTGAATAGAGTTTTTGCCCCTTAAAACGTGATAAAATTTCGTCTGCATACGGTCAAGTCCACGTGCTACCCTATCAAAAAGAGTATTCTTTGAACCTTTACCAACAAGACCTGAAAGTGAACTCTTTAAGCTACTAAATGACGATTTTAATGTCTTAATTGGAGAGTTAACTTTTTTGACTTTACCAATGAGTTTATCTAAAGCATCAGTAATCTTTTTGGCATATTTTTCAATACCATTGCCTTTCTTCCCACCTTTTAATGCATCGCCTAATTTATTAAGATTAGTCTTTAATGAATTAACGTGGTTTTTTAAGGTTTTATCCAGCTTTGGTAAATCAGTATTAAAAGTTTTGAAAACATCTTTCTTAGCCATTGCACTGGCAAAAGTAGCAAGGTATTTAAACGCATCACCCATCTTTTTAATAGGTTCAGCTGCTTTACTCCATCCCTTAGTACTGTTAATAATAGATTTATTCATATTATTAACAATCTTGGATGGATCATTTTTCTTAACAGTAGCCTTAAGACCACTCAAAGCACTAGTATATGCTTTAAGCGCAGCTGTCATCGCTCTAATATTGGCAATATCTTGCTTTGAAGCACGAGCCTGCGATAGGCTAACAACTTTTTTGCCTTTGGTAGATGGTGAAGATGATTTCTTTGAAGAGCCTGATGTTGCTTTCTTAGTTTTACCTAAAATATTTTTATCAAACCATGAGGTAAAACCACTCCATGCTGATTTGGCGCTATTAACAGTATTATCCCAAGCGCCTTTCCAATTGCCTTTTTTAATCGTTTCAATTGATTTACCAACCCACGATTTAATGCCTTTGCCACCATGCTTATCAAAGTAGCTAACCATTCCATCGGTGAATTGATGGAAACCTTTAGAAGCATCTTTCCACGCTTTACCAAAATCTCCACGAATAAGATCACCAAGGACCTTAAATTCGCCTTTGCCAAACTTTACCCATGCTTTAAAAAATCCAACAACTGTCGTTGTTTCAGCTTTGAAACTAGCTGCACCCAAACGTGCAATTTCAGGGAAGAATTTACCAACGGTACTACCAATAGCTTGCCCTAATGCTGCACCAGCCATAGTACCAATGCCTGGGAAAACGGAGCCTAATACTCCACCTACGCCTGCACCAATACCACCACCGATACCAGAACCAAGATCACGAGCTTTTTGAGTAGGATTCTTTTCTTGAATACCTTTGATAATGTTAAATCCATTATCTACTAACCCAAAGGCTAAAGACCAACCATTAAAGAAACCGTGGAAAAGATCAGATCCGACACCTTTAATAGCACCAAATAATTTAGTACCTTTTAACTTGCTTAAAAATCCAGAACTTGCTCTTGTTCCAGCAGTTGCTCCTACTTTTTCAGCAGCAGCACTTACAGTTTTTGTATGTCGCCTGAATAAGTTCAGTGGATTTAACTTGGATAATGCTGACTTAAATTTGGAAACAAATCCATAGCCTGACTTACTACCTGCTTTATCACCAATATTGGCCATCGTCTGAATAATGCTCCAATTTTTGGGATTTAGCTTAGATAATACTCTCTTGAATTTAGCAACGAACTTTTTACCAGAAAAACTACCAATCTTATCACCTAAATTAGCAAATTTAGACATAAGATTACTTGGACTTAACGCAGAAATAAGACTAGAGCCCCAGCCTCTCAGTTTTCCTAAAAATCCACGTTGCCAAAAATGAGCATGCTTTTCGCCCATCTTTTCAACGTTCTTAGCTACTTTTTCGCCTTCTCCGCCTTTAAGGTCGGCTACTGTATCGACAGCATCAGCAACATCCCCAACCATATCGGTTTTACTTGCTGAACCCTTACCAGTTGGATGTTCCCCACTATGAGTAACATCTCCCCAACCCTGATTTTTCTTTTCAAGATCAATTTGTTGTTGGGTTAGCTTTAAGGATTGTTCTTGCAGTTCTACAACACGTCTCATATCTTTGGCGCGTTGATCTACAATCTTATTACCAGTAATCCAGTTTTTAAACTGGCCTACATCCAATAAGATTGCACGTATACCTTGTGCTGTTTTGCGAATTGTTAAAAGAGGTACAGCAAGCATTGCTAATGCTCCAACTGCTTGCCCAGCAAAACGAACAAATGCATTGTTATTTTTATTTCCACCCATTTGGGTGTTAGCCCATTTGAAGAAGTCTTTTACTTTCTTAATGGCGTCTTTAATCACTGGTGTGTGGTTAAAGAAATCAGATACAGATTTAGTTACATCATGCATCCATTTAGAAGCAGTCTTAGCTCCCTGAACAATGCCAGAAAAGAAATTCATAATATCTTTACTGTGCTTAGACACTGCATTAGCAACATCCCCAACAGCACCAGATATTCCCTTAATGGCGTCTTGCCCGTCTTTCGATACGCTCCACTTGCTAAATGCATCAGCAACATTATTAATAGCAGGCAACATTTGCTTGCCCATATTAATTGCAAGATCTTGGAATGTCATTTTCAGACGTTCTAGTTGCATTTTAGTAGTCTGCATATTCTTTTGAGCTAATTGGTGAACATAACCAGAACCTTCTTCTGCTTTTCTTGAATTAGCAATTAATTGAGTAAGTTGATCGTCATTGGCTTTCAATCCACCAGCAGTTTGAGCCAAAATAGATGCAGCCTGCATTCCTGTTGCGCCAAAAATTGATTTAAAGAATGCACCTTTTTTTGCGCTACCCCAACCAGCAACTTTTTGATTAATGGATTGGAATATTTGATCGACAGGCTTTAACTGACCAGATTTATCTTGGAAATCTTTTATTGATAATCCAGCTTCTTTTAAAGCAGCAGCTGCACCCTTAGTAGGTTTAGTTAAGGATACAATAACTTTACGCAACCCCGTACCAGCTTGACTTCCTTCAACACCAGCATTAGATAACATACCTAATGCAGCAGAAGTCTGTTCAATATCCCAGCCTGCTTGTTTTGCAGGAGCGGAAACATATGCCATACCAGTACTTAAATCTTTAAAACTGGTTGCCGTTAAGTCGGCTGAATAAGCCATAGCGTTAAGAACACGGTGAGTATTCTTAGCCATTTGTGCGGTATCATCAGTTCTTAGTCCAAATGCATCAAGTGCTTGGGAAGCACTATCTACAACATCACTAAACTCATCTCCTGTAGCTCTAGTTGCTTCCAATTCGTCTTTCATAGCACCTAAAGCTGATTTGGAATCATAACCACGTTTGATTAAATTAGTGTATTGATCTGCAATTTCACTCTGAGAAATCCCATATTCTTTTGAATACTTGGAAGCATCTTTTTGCATTAATGCCAAATTTTTAGTGACTTCGACAGCTTTTTCGCCACCTGTAACCATCAGGTTTTTAGCTACTACCCATTTTTGCTGCATTTCACCAGCCATTGATGTCACTTTACCAAGACTAGCAGTAACCCCAACAGCACCAGCGCTAACCGCTGCAAAACCACCTTTTAAAGAAGAAGCCCACTCTCGTGTATGAGAAGTGGACTCCTTTAATTTAGTATTAAATTGACCGACAGATGTAGTTAAACGTCCTAAAGCTGTTGCTTTAAATCCAGAAGTTGCACGTTGAACCTTTACAAGTTGATCTGCTGTTTTATCAGCTTGAACCGCTTGTTTTGAGTAAGCTTCTGTTGATTGAGTTACCTTTTCACGTAATCCGGATAAACTACGTTGTTGATTGGTATATTGAGTATTTAATTGCTCAACTTTATCTCTGGCATTTTTAGCTTGTGTACTATTAGCACCGTATTGAGATGTAAGCTGACGTAATTCGTTTCTAGCACGATTACGTTCCGAATTAATTCTGGTTAATGCAGAACGTTCTTGATCGTATCGCTTATATAAAGTAGTAGTTGAAAGTTCTAGCTGATGAGCAACATCTTTTTCAGCTTTATATTGAGAAGCCAGCGATTGATGGGCTAACTTTAAAGTCTTAATATTCGCAGAATTAGCTTTAAAGTAATGCCCCGTTTCTTTCATTGAAGAAACATAAGACTTATTTACGCTTAAAACGCTCTTACTGATACGTTGATAATCAGCCATACCAGTTCTAAGTTGTTTTAAAGTTTCTTCTGCCCGCTTTTGTTGCTCAATTAAACTTTGCTGTGCTGCTCTTTGCGTTTGTAAGTTCTTTAAATCAGATAATCGACTTCTAGTTAAGCTCTGGATACTATTCTTAGTCTTAGTTAAAGCTTTCTCTGCATCTTTATATTGCTTAGTATTTTGCTCATTAGAATTTTTCAACTTATCTAATGTCGCTTGTTGCTCAGCTTCTTGATTTCTTAATTCGGTTAGCTTAGTACCGTAGTTAGCCAAACGGTTATTTAAATTTGTAATAACCTTGCCGTATTGTTCAATAGCATGTGATGCATCAGTGACTTTTTGACTATAAGCAGCAAAAGAGCCTTCACCAGATTGTAGAATAGAAAAGTTAGCTCTCATTTCAGCTTTCAAGGCTTGAGCAGCTGCTTTCATATTCCTTAAAGACATCGTTACGCCACGGTCTTCTAAGTCGACGACAAATTTATAGCCTGAAATTGTAGGCATAGATAATTATTCCTCCTCTCTTTAAATAGCCCCAATTTGACGTGCATATTGAAGTGGATCCACTTCCCGATCTTCACGAGACTTAGCATTTTGTGCAGCCGTCCAATTTGAAAGTGAACTATTATAGAATTCATCGGGAGGAATATTTTTATGATCTAAGCTCCATTGAGCTAAGTAATCAATATCCTCAATCAGATTTTTTAATTCCCAACTTATCTTTCGGCGTGCTATTTTGGGTCAACTGTTTTTAGCTTTTCCTTAGGTTGTTCTACTGAATCGTCTTCCTTATCTTCTTCACCGACACCAGTGATAGCTCCCATTGAAGGTACTCGCATTTGGCAAAAGTCTTCTGCAACTTTTTCATAGAATTCAGCTACATCAGATCTACTCATTTCATTTAATTTTTTGGTATCTTCTGCACCTAAATTCAATAACTTGGCTACGTTTTTAATAATGTATTCGTCAATGACAAGGGCATATTCCGGCAAAAGCGGTTCTCTTTTTTCTTCTTTTGCTTTAGTTTCTACTTCGTCCATTGCGTTGAGCATAGCAATAAGGCCTTTACTGGTTTTCTTTACATTTTCAAATGAATCAATTACTGGATAATCTTTTCCTAGTACATCTTTTGCATTTAAAGTAACAACTTTGCTCATTTAATTTTTCTCCTTATAAATTCGTTTCATATCTCTCGTCTCTGTCCTGTTAATTTTTTGCAATAAAAAAAGCCTTTATTCAGACTAAATTCTTAATGTTGAGATATTGATTTTAAGGCTTTAAGTGATTAGTTATTCATCAGCTTAATGACTATGTTCTTAGAATCTTCATCTCATCATACAAGTTTTTATTACTTGACAACTGGTTGTGTTGGTTCTTTAATGAAAGTTTGACCTGGAAATACTCGATCAAACATCTTCTTCAAGCTGAAATCTTTGTTCTTTTCCCAGTAAACTGCATATGGCTCTGAATTAAACTTGTCGTAAGACATAGCAGTGTAAGTTAAGTTATCATCTTCACGAGTTTGTGCAGTATCAGTATTGGTTTGAATGTTTTGAGCAGTCTTAGCCAAAGTACCACGACCAAAGCAATAGAAAATACGTGAGTGATAAATTGGATCTTCTGCTACGCCAATCAAGCCAATTTCAACAGTTGTCTTGCCTGGTGCCCATCCACCATCGCCTAATTGAACACGTCCTAAAAGCTTGTTAAGTTTTTCAGGGTTAATCATGTTTGAATCAATTGCAACAGTTGGTGAACTTGATCCTACAGAAGTATCAACGATTTCGTTATTACCAACAATTTTGGTTGTAGTACCAGTTAAGTTAGTAATATTGAAACTCTTAGAACCTAAGTTTCCATTTTCTTTCTTAGTATCAATTTCAAAAATACCGGTTGGGTCAACACCTTGGTCATCAAGGGCAACGCTACCATTTGGTAATTTAATGCCAGTGTAAATCGTCTTTAAACCGATAGTAGCCATTAAATAATATCCTCCTTTTGATAGTTAAATTTGAGTGTATTTGTTATGTTTTGTTGATCCGGACTAATTACATGGCCTGCGTTTGCATAGCAAACAAAACCGTGGGCAAACAAAAAGGACTTGATTTGTTTTTCAAGTCCTTCCATATCTTTCATGTAATTTTTCGGATAATAAAATTCAATTTGCAGTCGTCGTCTTTCAAAGATTGGAACACCATTTCCATATCCATGACGACCACCGGGTGCTTCTGACACAACAATAATTGCATCAGTTTTAGTCTTATCTTCTTGGCTAATCATAAAAGAGTGAACGTGTTCGCTCTTTAAGCCATCGAATTGACTAATATTTTTTTTAATAAGTGAAACCACTTGTGCTGCTGGTGTCATTTTATAAACCTACTCTCTTATCCATAACCGCTTTTGCAGCTTGAGCCATAGCTTTAATAACAGCGTCATGAGTTTCATCTTCTGTACTTTCCCAGTAGTGTTCACCAGGAATATATTTATAAGGTCCACCATATTGGTTGTACGATTGCCAACCATCGTTAATAAATCGAGCAATATAAGCTTTATTGCCCTTTTTAGAAAAGCCCACCTCAATTGAGCCATCTTTATTAACATTTTTAACTAAAGTATCCGCCATATGTTCTGGATACCCTATTGGTTTTCTGGTAGGGTCCTTATGGGCATCAACTTTTGTTTTTAGCACTGGATAAAAAGCACCCATCCCAGCGTTATTAACAAAAGTGCGTTCTTGCATCGTCCAAGATTTACTGATTTCATCAATAGCACGATCAAAATTATCCTCATTAAGAATTTCACTCATGCATGATGCACCTCTTTCCTCTTGCACGTAATCAGATCAAATGAATTAGCGGTTAATCCATCATCCCTATTGATATGCGTGATTGTATATTCTTTGCCATTTAAGCGAAGAATCATATCACTAGTAATGTTTTTGTCATGACGAACGAAGAAAGTCATTAAATCATCTTGATTAGAACCAGCAAAAGTAGCTTCTTGAGTTTGACTCAAAGTCCATTGACCGGCCCATTTAGTAAATTGTAGTACGAAGCCATTCACTGCCTCGCCTGTATTTGGATTGATTTCGTCGGTTGGACCCATTAAGCCAAATTCAAGCCTATAGCGCATTCGTGCGATATTGATGCTGGTATGTTTAGTCACTAGTTTTCATTCCTTTCTTCGTTATCATGTCCTTTTTCTTTATCTTTTAGCCATATTTGATAACGATAATCGTCTTTCATGGCATTAATAGTGGAGTTATAAGTATCTTGAATTTCAAATGTCATAGCATTTGATGATGTATCACGATTGTTATAGCTGTGATAGCTTTTCATCCAAACTGCATATTTAAAATTCCAATTATCATCAAAAAAATCGTCAATTCTATCGCCAACTTGACCAATAATATCTCGACGTGCTGATAGAATCATTCCAGTAATCTCTTGATCTTCTAAATTGCCATCAACTTTGCAAAATTCTTTAACATCTTGTAAGTCTTCTGGTTCGACTTGAGTCAAAAGGGTATGAATTGACATAACTACTTACCTGCCTTGGACTGAGCAGTATCTGACTTAGCAGGAGTGCCACTATCTTTTGAAGTTTCAGCAGGTTTAGATGCTGGTTGTGTTGACGCAGTATCTGACTTCTTATCGCTATTCGATGAAGAAGAATCTGCTTTCTCACTGTCTACACTACCTGTCCCCTGCTCTTTATTATTCTGCGGTTTAGTACCCCCGCTTGTATCTGGCTTAGGAGTAGGCTTCTTATCGCCTGAACCTTTATCGTCAGACGGGGTTACTATTTTCCCGAAACAGTAGCCAAACGGAATGCACTTGCTAACTTGATTTGGTGGTCAAACCATGCAGTTAATTGGAAGTAGTTCATACCCTTTTGGTAGTCCTTATATTGTTCGTATAAAGAACTATTAATTTCATAATTCAATTGTGCGAAGCTAAAGTCACCAACAACAGGAGTAGTTGCAGCAGAAGTAAATTTAACTGGAACACCCAAAACTGATTCTGGTTGTGCTTGGTAAAGAGTTGCTGAACCATTAGCTAAACCATCAAGCATATCGTAGTAATCACTTCTAGTCATTAAGACTTGGGCATTGTCTTGGAAAGCATCATCTAAGTCAGCAATAGCCTTGCGGATTGCGTGGAATAAGTCCTTGCCTGAAACAGACTTGATCTTAACAGTAGTAGTATCGTAGAAACTCATGTGTTCTAAACCTGCTGGATTAGAAGTACCAAGTTCAAGTGAACGTTCCTTTAATTGCAATGCAGATGATAATGCATTATTTACGTATTCAACTAACCCAGCATCAGAGCCAAGTAAAACAGTGTCTGAAATACCTGCACGAACTTTTAACATGTGACGTTCAAAAGTAATTTGATCGCCTTTTAAGTTCATTTCCTTAGCAACTTCGCCATCGTTTACAAATGAGTCATCAGCAATGTCAAAAGCGATTCGTGGCAAAATCAAGTTAGTAATAGTTGATACAGTTTCCATTTGACGTAATGGGTTAGTAGCAAATGGTTCTGATACTAGTTGGTTTGATACGTTAATTGGGAGTAACTTTCCACCTTTAGTATCAGTATCATCCTTTAATTCTTGCTTAACTGAGTTCCACTTTTCTTGAAATTCTGCATTATCAGGACGAACAGTCTTACGAATCCATGCTGCTTCCGCCTTAATTAAGCGTTCCTTTGGATCTTCGGGCATCTTAGTTTCATTTTTCTTTGCATCTTCTAGCTTGTTTTTGATTTCGTCAGATTGTGCCTTCTTAGCTTGTTCATAGCGTTCTTTTAAAGTGTTGTAGCGTAATTGTGCGCCATCTTTCTTTTGGCTTAAGGCCTTAATATCATCAAGTGCCTTTGGATCTGGATTAGTAGCTGCCTTTGCCAATGCGTCTTCAATATCCTTTAGTGCTTGGCCGGCATTGTAGGTTTCTTGTCGTAATTCAAAAATATTCATTTAAAAATTCTCCTTAATGTTTAAAAGTTCAAGAGAAAGAGCGCTGCTAAATTGCAACGCTCTCTCTTTAATTTCTTCAAGTTGTTTTAAAGTTTCAGAATCTGATTTATCTTCTGGCTTAGGTGTTTCTTGCTTTAAAAGCTGTACTGGTAAATGCTTAAACTTTTTAGCAAATGGGTTATCCAATGAAGCTACCGCCTGGTTAGGTTCAAGCACCTCATCAGCCAAGCCATAATCAACAGCTTCTTGTGCTGTTAACCAGGTTTCGTTATCCATCAAATCTTTTAAAGTATCTTCATCTAACTTGTCGCCAGCTTTTGCTAAGTAAGAAGCAATACTAGCTTTAGTGATTTGATCCATATCGTCGGCTGCTTTACGCAATTCATTAGCATTACCCACGGCAACGGTATAAGGGTTATGAATCATCATCATGCTATTTGAAGGCATAAAAATAGCGTCACCACTCATTGCGATGACGCTTGCGATTGATGCAGCTAAGGCATCAACATAAACATTTACTTTTGCTTTATTTTGTTTAAGCATGTTGTAGATTGCTATACCTTCAAACACACTTCCACCAGGGCTATTAATATGTAGATTAATTTCTTTAACATCCCCCAGCGATTTAAGAGCATCCCTAAAACCAGCAGCAGAAGTATCCGAATCTTCCCATTCATCAGTTACAATTTCACCATCAATGTACATATCTGCTACGTTGCTGGTTATCGCTTCCTGTTTTACGGTCAGGTAACTGGGCATCTTTGCCTTTGTCTTCTTGATTGTCGTCATCAGGATTGTCACCTCCTTTCAATTGTGGATCTTGTTTAGTACTGGTTGGATCGTTAATCTTATCAGCTTCTTCAAGCAACGCTAGGTCTTTAGAGAACCATAGCTTATCAGCATTCTTCTCCTTGGTTTCAGGTAAGTCTTCAAGTCTTCTCAATTCGTTCGGAGTCGCAATACCATTTCTAATCATCATCTGGTACATTTGCGTTCTCGATGCAGTATCTCCACGCATTAAGCCATTAATATTGAACTTAAAATAATAGCCCCTAGCACGTTGGTTCTGCGTTAGGAGCTTTCTATTAAATTCAGATTCGTATTGCCTAATAATCGGTATTAACGTCATCTCAACAAACTGAGTCATAATACTTTCAGAACTTTTTGCATTGTTGCTGTTACCACTATCTAAGAATGACAAAGGAACATTGAACGCATTAGCTATTCTTTGCTTAGTTATATTAGATACAGTTTGAAGATCACCTGGTTGGAATTTGCTCTCATATCGGTCAATCTTAAAACCTTGTTCTTGTAGAATCGCACCACCATTTTCTTTAATCATTCTTCTAAAATCATCCATAAGTGCTTGTCGTCTTTCTTGACCAACACTTCGATCGTATTGAATGATA